TGATTTTTGTTCAGCGTTTGTCTAAAGTGCAAGAAGCGGCAGACAAATTGGCCAAAAAAGGCTATTATGACAACTATCTGGAAGAATACAACGCTGAAGAAATCTTCCAGAAGCGCGAAGATCTATACAGGAGATTAAAGCAATGGCAATGAAACCTCGCAAGATGATGAAGAAGGGCGGCGCAGTAAAGAAGATGCGCGGCGGTGGTATGGTTAAAAAGATGCGTGGTGGCGGCATGGTTAAAAAGATGCGGTCAGGCGGCATGGTTAAGAAGAAGCGGTAAGATATGGCTACTTCAGGCAGTAAAGATTTTGAGCTAGACGTAGCGGACTACGTCGAAGAAGCTTTTGAGCGTTGTGGCTTGGAAGTACGAACTGGTTACGACCTAAAAACGGCTAAGCGGTCGCTCAATCTCATGCTGGCTGAGTGGGCTAACCGCGGTTTGAACCAGTGGACTATTAAACAGCGCACCGTGACTATGGTGTCGGGCACCGGTAACTATAATCTTGGTACTGATGTAATCGACATTCTATCTGTCGTGGTGCGCCGTAGTAGCACAGATTACTCTCTCGACCGTATTAGCCGAGACACCTATCTGTCTATCCCGAACAAGTCCACTACAGGGCGTCCAAACCAGTTTTTCTTGGATCGTCAGATTACACCGGATCTAAAGGTGTGGCCTGTTCCAGACAACAGCACTGACGTTATTTATTACGACGCTCTTGTTCGTATGGATGACGCAGACGCATATACAAACACAATGGACATCCCGTTCCGTTTGTATCCGTGTCTGGCGGCGGGTTTAGCGTATTACATTTCAATCAAGCGTCAGCCTAACCGCACACAGATGCTGAAAGCGATGTACGAAGAAGAGTTTGAGCGAGCAATGGCGGAAGACCGGGATCGGGCTTCTTTCAATGTTGTTCCTCAATTTGAGTATTTTAGGGTTGGCTGATGGGTAAGTTTGCTTCTGGTAGAGACTCATATGCTATCTCAGACCGGTCGGGTTTCCGTTACCGGTATAAAGATATGCGCCGCGAGTGGAATGGTCTGCTTGTAGGCAAAGATGAGTATGAGCCGAAGCACCCACAGCTTGACCCGCATCGTAAAGTATTCGACGCGGAAGCGTTGCAAAATGCTCGCCCGGACAGGGTAGAACCATTGACTGTCCCTGTTGGCGGGGGCGGATTTCCAGATAGGGGCATTGCTATCAAGGCTGTTGGGCTTGTTGGCACTGTAACGGTAGTAACATGAGCTTTACACTTACACAGCTACAAGATGCTATTAAAGATTATACGGAGAACCAAGAGTCTACGTTTGTCAGCAACCTGAATATTTTCATTCGGGGTGCTGAAGAGCGCATCTTTAAAAGCGTACAGCTTAACTTTTTCCGCCGTAACCAGACAGGTACGCTGACAGTCAGCAACAAGTTTTTGAACTGCCCTAGCGATTTTCTGGCTCCGTATTCGCTGTCTATCATTGATAGCAACGGCGATCACCAGTTTTTGGACTACAAAGACGTAAATTTCTTGCAGTCTGCTTATCCGGACCCGACTGACACGGGTACGCCGCGTTATTACGCGTTTTTTGATGTAACCAACTTTTTGCTGGCTCCGACACCCAGCGCGGCACTGACGGCAGAGCTACACTACTATTATCGCCCTACAAGCCTCACTGCGGGCGCAGGTAGCGGTACAACGTGGTTGAGTACCAATGCGCCCCTAGCGATGCTGTACGGCTCTCTAATCGAAGCCTACACGTATATGAAGGGCGAGGCGGACATCATTCAGAACTATACCTTGCAGTTTCAGGAGTCCATTGGTCGCCTGAAGAACTACGGTGAAGCGATTGAAGATACAGACGCGTATCGCACGGGTTTGATTATCAGGGATAAAATCTAATGAGTTTTGAGCTTAATTTTAACATTCCAGAGACGCCAATCGTCGAGGTAAAGACCACGCAAAACCGTGGTTTTACGCCAGACGAGGTCGCAGAGCGGTGCGTTTCTAAGATCATTTCTGTTTCGGATACGGCACATCCCGGCATCCGGGATCAGGCGAACGCTTTCAGGACGCACATTGAGCGGCTGGTAGCGTTCTACATGAGAGAGGCTATTCGTAGTGATCGAACTACGATATATAATGCCTTAAAGGATGCTGGTCATCCAGAACTAGCCGATGCAATAAGGAGACTGTGACATGGCTATTACCCAAGCAATGTGCACATCTTTCAAGCAAGAACTGCTTGAGGGTCAGCACGACTTCCGCTCTTCGGGGCATACTTTCAAGCTAGCGATGTACACATCGTCTGCTACACTTGGCGCAACGACAACTGATTACAGCACCTCCAATGAGGTGTCTGGCACAGGTTACACCGCAGGTGGCGGCACGTTGACTAACGTCAACCCAACCACTTCTGGTACAACTGCGTTTACAGACTTTTCGGATCTGACGTTTTCGTCTGCTACGATTACTGCAAACGGTGCACTGATCTATAACACCACTACTGGTGGCGGATCAGGAACTACCGATGCGGCTATTGTACTGGCGTTTGGTGGCGATAAGTCATCTACTAATGGCGACTTTACCATTCAGTTCCCAACTGCGGACGCGTCTAACGCTATTATCCGTATCGCCTAACGGAGCTAGTCATGGCTAGCATTACCGGCTGGGGTCGAGGTACATGGGGTGAAGGAGCGTGGAACGAAGTCCTTCCCGTCGTACTCACCGGTGTCGAGGCCACCGGAGGTGTCGGTAATGTCACGCTTGTAGGCGTAGCAAACGTACCCACTACGGGTATTGAGGCTACTACTGGCGTTGGTACGGTCACAGTCTCCGCCAATGCTGACGTCGGCGTTACAGGCGTAGCCGGTACAGGCGAACTTGATTCAGTTACGGTTGTAGCGGAAGCTGTAGTTGATCCTACAGGACTTAGTGCTACTGGTGCTACTGGTAGTGTTACCGTTGTAGCCGAGGCTGTAGTTGAGCCTACGGGCGTTGCGGCTACAGGTAACACCGGTACCGTCACGATTGTCGGTGTAGCCAATGTTTCGGTTACTGGCCTAGAAGGTACTGGTGAAGTTGGTACCGTGGTCGTTTCCGCGGCGGCCGATGTCGATGTAACAGGCGAGGCGGGCACAGCCGGTCTTGGATCTGTAACTATTACGGGTGACGCGGGTGTTCCGGCCACAGGTCTTGAAGCGGTGTCTAATGTGGGCACAGTTTCTGTACTTGCAGAGGCTGTTGTTGAGCCTACTGGGTTGGCCGCAACAGGCGCGGTAGGTGACGTAGAAGTAGGCACTAGCCAGCGTGTGGCCGTTACGGGATTGCAAGCGACTGGAAATCTTGGTAATATAGTAATAGAAGCCGCCGCTAACATCGGCGTTACTGGCGTTTTTGCTACTGGTGAGGTAGGCGATGTATTTGTCTGGGGTGAGATAGACCCAAATCAAAACCCGAACTGGGGGCCTGTTGCTCCGTCACAGACACCGGGTTGGACGTCTACTACACCGTCACAAACGCCAAACTGGAAAGATATAGCGGCGTAGGAGGGTTTTAGATGCCGAGTACATTTTCTACCAACTTTGCGATTGAAAAACCCGCCACCGGTGAACAGTCCGGTAGCTGGGGTGATACCACCAACCATAACTTTGATATTTTTGATCGTCTAGCTGGTTACAAGTCTGTCACCCTCTCTAGCACCTCCGAAACACTTCAGGTTCGACCCGCTTCACCATCACAAGGCGCGAGCAACCTTGAAGACGGTATGTTCCGTGCGATTAAGTTCGAAGATGCTGGCGATATTGGCGGTACGGTAAACCTTACGGTTGCCCCGAATACTGCCGCGGCGTTTTTCCTGTTCCAAAACGACTTGTCTGGTAGCCGCGATATCTCCGTTGGTCAGGGCACAGGGTCTAACGTAACTGTGGCAAACGGTCAGACTGCTATTGTTTACTGCGATGGAGCCGGATCTGGCGCGGCGGTGTACAGCATTGGCGACAATTTGAGTATGTCAAATGCGAACATTACAGGCGGCTCAATTTCTGGTATACCCGATTTAGCGGTCGCTGACGGCGGCACGGGGGCTAGCACAGCGGCCGCCGCACGAACTAATCTAAGCGTAG